TCAAACGATCCGGCAGCGCAGGATCAGCGCATCCGTCAACACACGGACGCTCTGGATGGCATAACCAGCGGTGCACTTTAGCGCTGTCGTCGAGACCGAGCGTAAGCAGCGAATGCTCAAGAGCGCTTCGACGCTTCATCGCGCACCCCCAATCGGGAGCCTCATCCGGATCTCGAGACGCGTGCGAAAGGCCCGCACGTTGCCGTGCGTATCGAGCTCAAGCACGGGGTGCTTGCTCAGCGGGACGAGCGCGGGCGCGATCCGGACCCACGCGCCCGCCTCGACGAGCTCGTCGAAGTACGCCCGCGCGAGCACGGTCAAGCGCGGATGCTCTTCGCGGTCCGGGTCGACCACACACGAGACGTCGTCGGCGCTCACGTCGACGACCTCATACACGGTCGACGTCGGAACCGACGTCTCGCGCAAACGCGCCTGCGCAGCGGTCGCAAAGCGAGAGCCGACAGCGACCGCCGCGGTCATCGCGCACCCCGCCGGGTCGCGTACTTGATCATCTGATTCACGCCTTCGAGGCGGTCGACGAGCGGATCGTTCATCCCGTTGCGCGCCGGGATGCGTGCGATCGGGCGCTGCCCGGCGTACGCGTGCTCATTCTGGCGCGAGTGCGCGAGCAGCGCGTCGACGAGGGCGAAGACGCCGCCGTACACACCCCGATCGATCTTGAGCTGCACCTCATCGAGCGCGACGAAGATCGGGATCTCGCGCACCTGTATGTTCAAGCCGTCATTGTGAGTTTCGATGGTGATCGTGTCCGTCATGTTCGAGAGCATAGAGCACGGAAGTTTTTTCGTCAACGGTTAAAATAAAAAAGTTGACGCTGCGCCCGACCGCGCCTAGACTGGCACCCATGGCCAAAACGAAACGCTCGCCCGGACGTCCTGCGGGCTCGAAAGGCGTGAACCCCAAACCCGCGGGCGAGGTGCGCGCGCCGCTCCCGTTCCGAATCAAGCTCGATCTCATCGACCGCCTGAAAGAGAAAGCGACCGAGCACGGGCTGCCCGCCTCGGTGATCACGGAGATCCTGATCGCGCGCGGACTCGAAGAGGGCACGCTCGAACGCGTGTTCGAGATGACCGAGGTGCGCTCGTGAGGCGCTTCGTGCTCGACGCTCGCGGCGAGCCGCAACTCGAACCTGACTTCATCGTATGGGCTCGATGGTTCGAGACCAGCGAACGAACGCTCGCGTACGACGAGATTCGACCCGGCGTGCGGGTGTCGACGATCTTTCTCGGGATCGACGCGAGCGAGCACGACCCGCCGATGCTTTGGGAAACGCTCGTGCGCGGCGGGTTCCGCGACGAAGAGACACGACGCTACGCCTCGCACGCCGACGCTGTCGCAGGGCACACGAAAATATGCGAGAGCTTGAAGCGCCTCTATGAAGGCGTGTCGTGAAAGGATCCAGCATGAAGACCTGTTACGTGAACGGGTGCAACGCGCCCGCCGAAAGCATCTCGAACGATCCTGAGTGCGGGGTGCCCGACCCTCGCCCGGCTTGCGCGAAGCACGCGCACACGAAACTCGTCGAGCGCGCATGCGATGCGTGCGACGCGTCCGCAACCGTGTGGATCACGCGTCCGATCGGGCGCATGATCGAGTCGCACGTGTGGTGCGACTCGTGCGCAAGCGAGCATTACGCGAGCGGCGATACAGCGATCGCGCTCCCGCTCGATCCCCTCGCCGAACACCCGCTCATCGACATCACGGCACGCGTTCGCATGCTTCGCATCCTCGAACACGCCGCGCAATGAGCAAACGAAACCGCGACAAGCGCCGCACGCGCGACACGCACCCGATCCCGGACTCGGAGCCGAACACGCGTGGCGAGAGCCTTGCCGACGAGCTCTTGCGTTCGGGCCTGCCCGCCTTTATCGATCAATACGGCGTCGCCGAATGGTGCCCCACGCCCGATGGCTCGGGTCCGCCGGAAATGGTCGTGCTTCACGCCGACGTCAACATCGCAAACGTACCGATGACCGTTTACATGCGCTTCAAGAGCGCGGGCGAAGTCGACCGACTGATCGGCATGCTTACACGCCATCGATTGAGCGTGTGGCCTGAGGTGCCGCAGTGACCGAGCCGAAAGAACCCATCCCGTTCGTTCGACTCGACGGTGAAATATGGCAAGCCTGCGCCGTGCGCATCGCGTACGCGAATGGCGTGCGCCCTACGCGCGTGCTCGGCGAGTTTCAACGCGTCCGCCCCGACTACCAGACCGAGGTCATCGCGTGGGTGCAGGCGCTTCGAAATCTCGGCGTCGATGTCGTGTTGCCGATCGGCGGCGAAGAGTCCGAGTGCGATTTCTGCACGTCGAAACCGACCACGCGCAGCTTTCCCGCGCGCACGTATCTCGCAGGCATCACGCACGACGGGCGTTTCTTGCGCTCGGTCGGCGATTGGGCGGCGTGCGCCAAGTGCGCCGAGCTCATCGACGCAAACGAACCCGATCGCCTTGCGCACCACGCGACGACAAAGCTCGTCGCGAATCACCCGCTCGCCGGACGCATGTCCGACCTCGCCCTGCGCGCTCGCGTGCTCGAAAATGTCCGCACGATGCACGCGATGTTTTTCGAGAACCGCATCGTTTAGTCTCGCGCGCGTGCCGAACGCCGTTCTCGAATCCATCCGCGCGAAGCAACGCGAGCGCGCCGCATCCGCTCACCCGTTCGCCGAACCCACGGGCCCCTTTCGACGGATTCAAGTCGAGTTCTCGCGCGAGCTCGAACGCATCCTCGCGATCCCGCATCACCCCGGCTACACCGACGCGGATCGCGATCTCGTGCGTGAGATCGTGACGCGCCCGAACGCGCACGGCGGGCGCGTCGATCCCGCGACGGGTCTTTGCGCGACGTGCCGTGCGCCCGTGCGTCTGTGGGATCGCCAGGCGAACGCGCTGCTCGCGAGCCTCGAAGCGAAAGGCTGCGTCGCGAGCCTCGCGGTCGGTGGCGGAAAGACGCTCATCGCCGCGCTCATACCGACCGTGCTCGAACGTTCGAGCGTCGTGCTCACGACGGCGTCGCTGCGCTCGCAGTTTCTCGCCGACCTCGAAGCGTACCGCGCACACTTTGTCATCCGCAAAGACTTGGCTGTCGTGCCCTACACGACGCTTTCGAACGCGGCGAGACGCGACATCCTCGACGAGCTCGATCCCGATGTCATCGTCGCCGACGAGGTGCACTCGCTGAAAAACGGACAGAGCGCGCGCACGCGCAGGTTCCTGCGCTACTTTCGCGACCGCCAACGCGCACGCCGACCCGTCCTGTTTTGCGCGCTCACGGGCACCCTGGCGAAGCGCTCGATTCACGACTACGGGCGCCTGACGAACGTCGCCTTGCGTGAGTGGTCACCCGTCCCTCGTGATTACCCTACGCTTTGCGAATGGTCCGAGGCGATCGACCCGCCCACGCAGCAAAGCATCACGCGCGCGCCTGGCGCCCTCCTGGCGCTCTCGAGCGTCGAAGAGGTCGAAGAGCACGGCGAGGTCGAAGCGGCCCGCAGAGGCTTCGCCAGACGGTTCTACAGCACCCGAGGGGTGGTCAATGGAAACGCGGATGAAGACGTGCGCGCCGAGCTCGTGATCCGACTCGTCGAAGCGCCGAACCCGCTCGCCGTGCGCGATGCGCGCCGCAAGCTCGGGAACACGTGGTGTCGCCCCGACGGCGAAGAGCTCACGACGAGCGCGCACGTCGCCGAAGTCGATCGACAGATCCGACTCGGCGGATGGTACGGGTGGATCGGCGAGCCCGATCGCCGCTGGCTCGAAGCGCGCAAGCTCTTCCATCGCGAGCTGCGCGAATGGCTGTCAGACCATCCGAGAAATCGCATCGACTCGCCGATGCTCGTGTGTCGTGCACTCGAGCAGGGCGATCTCGAGTTCGATTCGTGGGCGTTGTGGCGCGAAATGCGTGAAATCAAACCGCCGCGCACGGCGTGGTATTGGATCACGCAAGAGATCGCAGAGTGGTGCGCGAAATACGCGCGCGAACACGCGCCGTGCATTCTCTTCGTGCGTCACGTTGCGTTCGGCGAACGCGTCGCCGAGCTCGCCGAGATCCCGTATTACGGCGAGGGCAAGCGCGCCGCGCACGACATTGCGCATGAGCCGGGCACGCGCTCGATCGTCGCGTCACTCGGCGCGCATGGCCAAGGTCGTAACTTGCAGCGCTACGCGCACGCGCTCATCGTCGACCCGCCCCCGACGGGGCTCGCGTGGGAGCAACTTCTCGGACGCATGCACCGACCCGGGCAGAGCGCAAGCCGGGTCGAATACGCCTTGCTCGGACACTTCAAGCCCGAGCTCGAAGCGGCAAGATCCGACGCCAGATACCTTGAATCGACGACGGGAGTGCGGCAGAAACTCACCACGGCAACGATCGACCTCTCGGCCGGGCAGCCCGAGATGATCGTCGCCTAGCCCGCGTCTCTCGATGGTCGAGAGGAACGGTTGACTCGCTCGCGCGGCAAACGCGAGCGAGTCGGCGAATCGGGCGGCTCTATGGGTTCACGCGCGCCGAAGAAACGGCGCATCGGCAGGAAGGCCAGAAAGGCCAAAGGCGCAAGTAAATGAACATCGTTCTGTCGTTCGGTCAAGGGGTCAAGCGCCCCCAAGCCCGACGTGTGTCCGTCGATAATGTCCCGGTAGCACTCGCCGACGTCGACCCGGGCGAAGAGACTTGGTGGTCTGGTCATCTTTGGACCGGCGACTCGCGCAGAAATGCGGCTTGGGAAAGTACGAGCGTGATCACAATCGACCTGGATCATCAGGTCGAAGACCCTAAAACGCGGGCAAAAAGCCACGCCGCACCCGAGCCCGAGATACGCGCACGACTCGATGACGTTTGGGCAACGGATTGCCCGGGCTCGTTTTGGCATCACACGCCCAACGGCGCGCGCATCGGCTATGTCCTCGCGCGTCCGATCACGACGACCACTGAGCTTGATGCCGCAATCAACGGCGCGTGCGCGCTCGCGACGCGCGCGCTCATGCGGGCCGGGGTTTTCGTCCCGAAGAACGCGCCAGGATCGGGCTACTGCGTCGACCCGGCGGCGCTCGATCGCGCGCACTTCATGTTCCTCCCGAACGCGATCGTGTTCGACAAGCCGACGGGTCAAAAGATCGCGCGCAACGCGCTCGTTTACGCGCCCGAAGAACCCGTCTACTTCACGCCCGAAGAGCTCGCGAGCTCGGCGCCCGGGGGCTACTCGCCCGCGCTCGGCGCGATCTCGATGGACGCGCAGCTCGCGACCGAGACCGCGACGATCGCCGACGCGCTCGCCAAGCTCGAAGCCGATGGCGAGCATGACGGGTCGATGGCCCTCATGCGCGTCGCCCGCGCGGCGTGCACCTTCGGCGTCGAGACGGCCGAGCGATTCCTCGAGGTCGTCGCCAAGTGGAACTCGAGGCGCAAGGCAGGGCCGTGGGACCCCGACGAGCTCGCGCGGCGCTTCGAAGACGCGCTCACCCGGTACACCGAAGAGGGGCTCGCGCAGGTCCCGCACGGCAAGTATCGGCGCGTCTCGCTGCGACAGATCCTCGAGACCGACGTGCTCGTGAAGGGTCGATTCGCCTTCGACGAGATCGAGAACACCGTGCGGATCTACATGCAGCATCCGCCCCCGAAAGGCCCATCGTGGGACCTGCTCACGAGCGAAGCGATCACCGACATCGAGGTCAAGATCTGCGCTCGGTACGGATGGGCCGACCTCAAGCGCGAGAAGCTCGAAGACGACATCCGGTCACTCGCACAGGACCTGCGTCAGAACCGAGTCACCGACTACCTGCGTGGGCTTCAATGGGACGGCGTGCCGCGCATCGACGCCATGGCAGACCGCGCCCACGTCGCGCCGAAGCACCTCGCGATGGGCCGGAAGTACTTCCGCAAGATGATGATCAAAGCCGTGCGCCGGGCGTTCAAGCCGGGGTGCAAGGTCGACACGATGCTCGTGATGGTCGGGCCCGAGATGTTCTACAAGTCGACCTTGATCAGCATCCTTGCGGGCGCCGACAACTTCTCGGACACGAAGATCAATCTTCAAAACCAGAATAACGATCGCTACATGCAGATCCAAAGCATCTGGTTATACGAGTGGTCTGAGCTCGAAGGCATGACGTCGAAAGCGGACGTCGCCAGCGTCAAGAGCTTCATGTCGAGCGCGACGGACCGCTATCGCGCACCGTTCGCACGCGACGTGCGCCCGCATCCGCGCCGTGGGATCTTCATCGGCACATCGAACGCACACGATCTCGTGTTCGATCGCGACTCGAATCGACGTTTCTGGATCGTGCGCATCGTCGGTCCCATCGAGCTCGCATGGTTCGAAGCGCATCGTGATCAGCTATGGGCCGAAGCTGTCGTGCTCGAAGAGACCGGCGAGAATCACTGGCTTGAGCTCGCCGAAGAAGACGAGCGGCGCATCATCAATCGCGAGTTCACGCCCGACGATCCGCTCGTCGAGCAGCTGCGCACCATCATCGAAACCGAGCGCGCGAAGTCAGACTACAAAGGTTGGATCCCGGTGCTCGTTCTGTATCGGATGCTCAGTCTCGAGAGCTCGCGCACGAGCAACGTGCTCAAAGCGTCGATCTCGACAGCGATGTTACGTGAGGGTTTCGAGCGTGATCGTGGGAGTAAATACGGCCAAGGTAACCCCACCGTTTATGTGGACAAACGGCGTACAGAGCATTAACCCTCGTACACTGACTATACGCTGACTATACACTGACTCGCAAAATCCAGAAATCCGCAATTAAATCGTAATGTTGCGTCAGTTTTATACACTGACTCTTTGACTTTTTCCCATTGTAGCTGAGAAACGCATGATGACACACAGCGTCATGTTGATTGCACATGGCGCCATGCGTAACAAACGATAACTCAATGTATCCCTGATGTGTAACAAACATTAACACACTGCGTCATAACCCTCTCTTGCGGCACAATGGGAAAAAGTCAATGTAGTCAGTGTATAAAACGTGTGTAAGATACTGGATTCATTAAACGAAAGTCGGTTTTCAGAAGTCAGTGTATAGTCAACGTATAGTCAGTGTATGACGATTCTCAACGTATAGCTTGACAAGTAGGTGATATGTTCCACGGCGATTTCGATCCCGACGACCCCTCTCTCTGGCTTTGCTACAGGTGCGATGCGCTCGTGACGTGTCGCCACTGGCATCCGCATGCGTATCCACCCCGGCCCGATCGCTTGATTGGATACGACCTCTCGCGACTCAAGTGGCAGTTCAAGCACAAGGCGAAAGAGGCGCGCGCAAGGAAGCCATGGCAGCGCAATCGCTTTCTCGACACGCTCGCCGCTTGGACCCGGCCGAACACGTCGAAGCCCGGGCGCACGCTCGAAGTCGGCGAGCACTCGCGTGTGCTCACTTGGAACGTGCGCGCACCGCGCGCGCTCGTGCTCGAGACGAAGCCCGTGAGCACGCACCCGATCATCGAGCGCGCGGATCGTGAGCTCTTCGTCGGGCTCTTCGGACCCGTCCGGCGTGACCACTGGCCGTTCGGGCTCGGTGGCTTCGCGCAGGTGTGGACGGACCCGAGCGCCGACACCGAGCTTCGTCGGCTCGCGTCGACGTGCGAGGTCGTCGTGCTCGGGCACAGCGCGCTCGACGCGACGACGCACGCGGAGTGGGATCTTTCTCGATGGGTCTTCGACGAGCGCGCGTGGTCCCGGATCGATACGATTCTCAGGCTACCCGAGGTTGCTGCACTCGATCAGTCGCAGATCCCGTCGTTCGCCGGGCGTTGGGCGCCGTCGCTCACGCCCGATGGGCTCCCGCAACGCGACGTTTGGCTTGACTGGTACAGCAAACGCACGCGACGCCTGCGCATATGACAGACGCTGGGAAAACAGCCGAGCACACAAGCGAGATCGCGCAACATGTGGGCGTGCTCGTCGACGATGCGGGGCGTGCATCGACGGGGCTCGCGCACGCGCGCATCGGGTGGACGCAAGCCGCAATTTGGCTGCGCACGGATGCGGCGCGTCTCGCGTTCGTCGACGCGGGCGCGATGTCGATCTCGTACGCCGACAGGCAGATCGTCGCTAACGTGCTCGAAGCGGCGCTGTCTCGATGCGCCGAGGGCACGCCGATGGACGTGTTCAATCAGGCGGTCACGAAGCCGAGGGACCCGTGATGCACGAGCGCGACTGGCACAAGCTCATCGATCCGGCGTCGCTCGAAGGGTCGCGCTCGTACGTGTGCTCTCGTCTCGTCGAGCACCTCGGACTCGAAGCGCTCGTCGATCATGCGAAGCGCACGCTCACGGTCTCGACGCAGGCGACGGATGATGCGCACGCCGCGCGTGAGCTCGCGTGGGGCGTGTTCGAACTCGCGAGCGCGCTCGGACGTGACGACTTGATCGGCGATTGGTGGCTGCTCGAGTTGACGCGCATGCGTGAGCTTCGAGAGTACGCGCGTAGCGAGGGTGCGACGCCGAACAATTCGCTCGAGTGTGCGCCTCGCGCGTTCGTCGATGCGCTCGCCCTCGCGACGAAGGCTGCTGATAACGCCGCGCAACGCGAGCGCGCTGCAATCGTCGCGTGGCTGCGCTCGGTGCCGACGACACCAATCGATCTCGATGATCTCGATCTATCGGCGCGCATCGAGCGCGGCGAGCACATGGAGGTGCCGCATGCAAAGCCTGGCGAGTGAGATCCTCGAAGCGTTGCGCGAGCGCGTTGCGTTCGGCGTGTTGCGCGCGGGCGTACGTCTCTTTCCGGCGCGCTTTCGCGAAGAGCTCGAACACGAGCTCGATCTTTTCGAGGTGCACGTCGAAGCCGAGCACGAGCGCGAAGACGTGCACGAGCGCTCGCTTTGGTGCTCGCACGGTCGCGCGATCGGTTGTCATCCCTGGCCCCCGTTCGATGAGGTCGAACCGTGCACGGATTGTTCGCGCTCTTTCGGGCGCGGCAAGCGTGACGTCTCCGAAGAGCGTGTGTCGTGAGCGAAGACGAGACCCCATGCTGCGTGCATGCGACGCCGATCGGCGTTCGCTGTCCTGCGTGCGATGGTGTCGTCGGCACCGTGTTCCCCGACGGTGGCGTTGCGGTCGGGCAGGTGTGGCGATCGCGCGGTGCGCCGTTCGCGTTTCATGTCGTGCTCATGATCGTTGGCGATGATTATGTGCTCGCGTGCATGGAAGGCAGCTCGCGTGCTCGAATCGCCAGGTGCTTCAAGTCGTTTTTGTTCGAAGAGTTTTGGTTCACGGGCGAGGTGCACGACGTCGCGCTCTCGGCGCGCTTCCGCTCGCGCTCGGTCAAGGCGCCGATAATCAACGTCGTGCTCTCGGGCGATGGGCTCGACGAGCAGCTCAACGGCGAGATCGGGCTCGCGTTGCGTGGGTGGGCGCAGGCTGCGGCATGGCTCCGCACGCCGCTCGCGCGGCAAGCGCTCGCGACGCACATGCTCGTGACAGACAACGCGCTTGAGCTCATCGCGCAGGCGCTCGAAGCGAACATCGGCGCGCGCTAGCGCGTCGCCTATGCGTGCATGTATAAAGCGTGCTCGATGCCCCCACGCGGCGTGCCTATGCTTGTGCGTTTGCGCCAAGCGACGCAGGTGTACGATCTACTCGAGCAAGGCGCATCGACCGATGAAATCGCTTCGCTGCTCGAGATCTCGCGCGAAGAGGTGCGACGCATCATCGTCGCGCAAGAGCGCTCGATTCGCGACGACCTCGCCGAGCGCGTCGAGCGGCATCGCAACGCGCAGCTCGGGCGTCTCGAAGACCTGCTCGCCGCCGTGTGGGATCGCGCGATCGGTGATCCCGAGTCCGACGACCTTCTCGCGCGTGCGCCGAGCATCCCGGCGATCACGACTGCGTTGCGCATCATGAAGCGTCAGAGCGCGTTGCTCGGGCTCGATGCGCCGACGAAGCACGCTGTCGCTGTCGATGCGACCGTGAAGCATGGTCTCGACCTGTCGCGTCTCTCGAGCGATGACCTCGCGGCGCTCGAACGGACGTTAGTGGATTCCCTCGCCAACGCAGGGGGCCCCTCGCTTGAGCCTGGCGCGCTCGTCGTCGATGTCGTGCCCGAACCCGGTCCGGGGGGCTCGACGCGATAGGCGGGCTCGTGCGATGCGCGAGCGAGGGCGCAGGCGCCCGACTCGCGACGCACGTGCTCTCGGCTAGGAAATACCAGGATAAAGACCGGGCCTTCACGCGCGACGGGACCGAGCACGTCCGAGCGGCGCTTGAGCTCGTGCGCCGTGAGCAGGCGAGGCGCACGCTCGCCGATTTCACGCGCTACTTTTGGGCGCAGATCGAACCCGCTGAGCTCGAATGGCTCCCGTATCTCGATGTGCTGTGCCTGCACCTCGAAGCCGTGTTCTATGGCGCGATCCGCAACCTGTTGATCAACATCCCGCCGCGCTCGCTCAAGTCGACGATCGCAAGCGTGATGTTCCCAGCGTGGGCATGGCTGCACAAGCCGACGCTGCGCTTTCTCACGGGTTCATACGACGGCGATCTCTCGCTGCGCGACAGCGTGCGCACGCGACGCATCATCGAGTCGCCCGAGTATCGCGCGATGCTCGTGCGCGATCCGTGGTCGATGACCACCGACCAGAACGTCAAGAGCCGATACGAGAACTCGCGCAATGGCGGGCGCACCGCGATCTCGGTCGGCGGGCGCCTCACGGGCTTCGGCGGCGACATCCGCATCATCGACGACGCGCACCCGATCGACGACTGGCGCAAGCCGGATGCGATCACCGAGACCGTTGCGTGGTACAAGGATACGTTCTCGTCGCGCAAAAACGACCTGGCGAAGAGCGCAACGATCGTGCTCGGACAGCGCGTCGCCGAAGGCGATCTGTCAGCGTACGTGCTCGAGCAAGGCTTCGAGCACGTGTGCATCCCGGCCGTCGCCGAGCCCGATTACCCGTTCGCGCGCGAGACGTCGCTCGGGTGGCGCGACGACCGCGCGCCGGGCGAGCGTCTCTCGCCGCGCCTGACGAACGAGGTGATCACCGAGATCAAAACGCTCGGCGAGCGTCACTGGGAAACGGTGTGGCAGCAACGCCCGACGCGTCTCGGTGGGTCCATCGTGCGCGCCGATTGGATCAAGTTTTGGCGCAACATGCCTGCGACGTTCGACTCGATCATTCTCTCGGCTGATCTCAATTTTGGTGGGTCGCCGAAAGAGCAGCATGCGCGCGTCGATGATCGCTCGTTTACGGTGTTCTCGATCTTTGGCTTCGTCGGGCGCAAGGCGTACTTGCTCGACGAGGTGCGCGGTCAATGGGAGTTCGCGCACGCGCTTGAGGCGTTCGTCGAGTTCTGTCGTCGATGGCCTGACGCGCGACCGAAGTACATCGAAGACAAGGCGAGCGGACCCGCGCTCGAATCACTCGTGAAGCGCGCGATCGATGACATCGAGATGGTCGATCCGAAAGCGTGGGGCGGGAAGGTTGAACGCTTGTACGCGTGTCAGGCGTATATCCAGGCGGGCAACTTGTACGTGCCGCATCCGGACACGTGCGCGTGGGTCGGCGGCGAAGACGGGTGGCTTGCCGAAGTCACGCGGTTCCCAAATAGGAAACACAACGATCGCGTCGATACGCTCACGCAGGCGCTGCTCAAGCACGCCGTGCTCGAGTCGCCCGAAGAGGTCATCGCGCGCCTACGCGATCTCGGGCTGCATTGAGCGTCGGCGCGATCTCATCTTTGAAAGCATCGTGTGATAAGGCAACGCCGTTGAAACGGAGCGCGCCGACGCTCACCCCGACGCGAGGGAATCGAACCCCGTACCACCGTGCCTCTCACAGACACGGCACGCGCACCCGCGCGCTTCGGTTCACGTCGGATACCGTGCAGGCATAGCGCAAGCGCTCGGCGCGTGCTAGGGGGCCCATCGTGTCGAACGATGTCAAAGCGCGCGTTGGCGAGCTCGTCGGCGAAGCGTCAATGTGTTGGGAGCCTATCCCGTCGGGCACGTATCAAAGCGATCGCGCGGCGAAGATCGTCGATCGCATTTTGCAGGTCGTCGACGACAACGGACGCTTTGCGCGAACCGTCGCAAAGATGTCGGGCACCGAGCTCGTGCGCCTCGAGACGTCGGTCGGCGGATATGTCGAAACCGTGAGGATGCCGCGTTTCGATCCGCCCGCGCAGGTGCTCGTGTGGGGTCTGCGCACGTTCACGTATTACGATTTCTACTCGCCAGATGAGGGGCCGGACGCGATTCGCGTGTATCGCGAATGCATGGCGTATGTCGTGCCGATGCAACCCGGCTTGCAGGGTGGGGGCTAGCGCATGGCGACGAAGCGTCGCGCGAAGCCCGAAGCACCCGCGCCCGAACCGAGGCTCGATGCGTGGTCGAATATCGCGACGGGGCTTGGCGTCGAGGGGCGAGATCCGACGCTGCACACGCGCTACACGGCTCGCCCGCGCGAGCTCGCGCGCGATGAAATCGAGCTCTTGTACGAGCACGATGCGATCTTCGCGCGCGTGATCGATACGCCCGCCGAGCATGCAACGCGTCGCGGGATCACGGTCACGGGCGGCGACGCCGGGGATGCTGACTTCGGGCGCACGATGGGCGACGAGCTCGAACGTCTCGACGCGATGGGCGCGTTCTACGATGCGATCCGATGGGAAGCGCTCGATGGGGGCGCGGGCATTCTGATCGGCGCCGAAGATGGTCTCGATCCCGCCGAGCCTCTCGATCTCGGACGCATGCTCGCGGTCGACTTTCTCGTTCCGTTCTCGAGGCACGAAGTCACGGCGTCGCGCGAGATCGATCGCGACCCGAAGTCACGCACGTTTCGACAACCTGTTTATTACGACTTCCTGTCGTCGACTGAGCTCGGCTCGAAGCGCGTGCACGCGTCGCGCGTGCTTCGATTCCCGGGGATCACGACGACCGAGCGGCGACGCTCGTCGCGTCAAGGATGGGGACTCCCGCGCGCGCAGCGGATCTATGAGAGCGTCCGTCAATTCGGCTCGGTGTTCGCGTACGGCGAGGGGATCTTCAAGTCGTTCTCCGAAGTCGTGCTCGGGATCTCGGGTCTGCGCGCAGCGCTCAAAGTACCGGACGCGATGGGCGCGATCGGATCGCGCATGGCGGCGCTCGCGTATACGGCGAGCGTGTTCAACGCGGCGGTCATCGACAAAGATTCGGAGACGTACGACCGGCGCACGCTTTCGTTCTCGGGCGTGTCCGAGGCGATGCTTCGGATGATGGATCACTTTTCGGCGACGGTCGAAATCCCGTTGTCGATCCTCTTTGGCCAGGCGCCGAGCGGGCTCTCGACAGACGACGAATCGGGCAAGCGCACGTTTTACGATTCGATCGCGACGAAGCAACGTCGCTCGATGGCGAAGCATCTTCGTTTCCTGCTCTTGTGTTTGCTCACGGCACGCACGGGTCCGACGAAAGGTCGTGTGCCCGCAAAGCACGGGTTCGAGTTCCTTCCGCTCGAAGAGCCGAACGACGAGCAGAAAGCAAACACGCGCTTGACCAATGCGACCGCGCGCGAGAAGGACGTGCAGAACAATGTGATCTCCGAAGAGGAAGCGCGCACCGAGTTGCAGAACGATCGACGTGTGCCTTACACGCTGTCCGATGAGACGTCGCCCGACTTCGATGAGCCCGAAGAGCATCCCAGCGAACCTGCGTTCATTCCGCCGCAGCCGGGCATCACGACGACACCGCTCCCGCCCCCACGCTCGAACGGTACGTGATGCCACGTCCACCGATGCCGTTTGGGCGCGAGCTCATTGAGCGTGCGCATGAGGAGCGCAAGGCGACGCTGCGCCTCTTCATCAATTTTCGGCCGGGGGATAGGCGGCGACGTTCGGAGATCGTCGAGTGCGTGTGCGCGCTATCGCCCGAGCGCGCGCGTCGGGTGTTCGCCGCGCTGCAAGTCGAGCTGCTCGAAGAGCGTGAGCGGGACCCCTAGAAACGCGAAAGGCCCCTTTCGGGGCCCTCCGTTCGGGGGTGCTTACAGCACCACACCCGGCGTGTGGGACATGTAAGCCCAGTCGAATTGTTTGATGTGGGCGACGAGGTCGGTCGCCGCGAGCTCTGAGTAAACGCGGAATTGATGGCCCGCGCGGGCGCTGCGGCTTTCGCCGTCTTTCGGCGCGAAGCGCCCGTTGAGCGCGGCATACGCCGCGATGCCGAGGCTGTCGCGAAACGCGCGACGCGCCTCGACGCTCTTGAAGTAAACCTTGATGTCAATCGCGTTGTTCATGTTCAGGACGTTAGCACCCGCTAATTGTTTCGTCAACGTAAAAAATAAAATAGTTGACGGTTCAATGCGCGACGTCTCGAAGCGCGACAGCTATCGAAAAGAGCCATTTTCATAAGCAATGTGAACGTGAACCTCTAGAAACGCGAAAGGCCCCTTTCGGGGGCCCTCGTTCATTCGCTCTGCGCTCGGCGGGTTGCTTTCGTCTTACCTGCGCCTATGAGCGCCGTTGCGATTCGATACGCAAGCGCAGGTGTTCGCGCTCGATACGAGACCGCTGTACGCACGGCATCGGTCTCGAGATCGTCTGCGTATGGGTGCGTGTTGAGCGTGATGTCGACCCGCTCTTCGCGTCCGTTGAACCAAACCTCCGATTCCCAGCGCTGCTCGGGAGCGCCGTCGTGCGCGCGTACGGTGTAGCTGTATCGAATCGGGCGCGTCGTGCTTCGTGCGTTCTTCATGTTCAGGACGTTAGCACCCGCTAATTGTTTCGTCAACGGATAAAATAAAAATGTTGACGTGTCTCGATATGACGCACGCGCACACGTGCGTGGGTCGATACGTGCGTGGCGATGTGTGCGCGTGGGTGTGTGCGTTTATGCCTGTGCTATCGGGCGCATACGCGCGAGCGTCCGTCGCACTGCGGTCTCGATGAGCACTCGACGCTCGGGCGCGAGCGCGCGTAGCTCTTCGTCGGTCATCGCGTGCACGCGCACGGGTTCGACGCAGTCGACGACACCGACCGTCGTGCATCGCCAACACATCGTCAGGTCGCCGAAGCGCGCGGGGCGCATCGCTTGGATATCGAGCTCGTGACCGCAACCCGGGCACGAGAGTCGGACGTTCGCCATGGGGCACCTCAGGGGGGCGCGGGCGCAACGTCGATGGCCACCGACGCGCGCCCGCGTCCATTGGGTCGGGAGCGGAATGCCCGCTTAGGGGATCGCGCGTCAAGCTTCAAAGCGTGGTAGGGCGCCTGCGTGGTCTCGCCCGGCTCGCGTCTCTTGCAGGGGGTCTCGGATGCTCTCGCGGTCAAGGCGAGGGCGCTGCGGGGCGAGCGCCCGGGCGGGCCCCTCGTCGTGCGCTCTCGGCGCGAGCTCGCCGCGGTCCTGCGGGCGCAGGGCGCCTTCCGACGAAAGCCCCGTCGCCCGCCCGTCGTGCGGGTCAACCGGTCCATCGAGGGGCGCCTCGTGAAGACCTATCAAGGCGCTGTCGACCTCGCGCGTCGCATCGTGCGCGAGCGCGTGCTTCCGAGCGTGCGCGCGGACTCGAGCGAGGCGTCAAGGCTCGATGCGATTCGCACGATCGATCTCGATCAGCTCATGCTGGTCTACAGCACCGAGCTCGATATCACGCGCCCTGTACAACGCGCCGCTCGAGAGGCGACGGACGATCACAAGCGACAGCAAACGCGCGTTGCCGAAGCTGTGCTTGGCGTGCGTCCCGAGCTCGAAGAGCCGTGGATCGCTGACGAGATCCGGCGCTTTACGGCCGAGAACGTGCGGCTCATCAAAAACGTGGGTCGACGTTTCTTCGTGCGCGCCGAAGCGATCGTGAAAGACGGGTTCGAGCGCGGGTTACGCGTCGAAGAGATCTCGAAGCGACTCGAGCAGCGCTTCATCAAAGACGAGGGCGCCGAGGTCGGCATCGCCAAGCGGCGCGCAAGGCTCATCGCGCGCGATCAACTCGGCTCGCTCACCGGCAACTTGACGCAGAAACGGAACGAGGATCTCGGCGTCAAAGCGTATTTTTGGCGCACGTCGCAGGACGAGCGCGTGCGAAAGACGCATCGACAGCGCAATGGGAAGCGCTTCGTTTACGCGCAGGCGATTGAGCCGCAGCTTCAAAAGCTCGGCTTGCAGGTCGATCGAATCGACGGACACGCGGGGCGCCCGATTCAATGCCGCTGCACGCAAGAGCCGGATATCGAAGCGATGCTCACCGAGATCGAACGCGAGAGCCCGAGCGAAGCGCCCGCGCCTGCGCGACGCACGCGCGCACCTCGCGCACGCAAGGCGCTGACGAAGACACCCCGCGTCCGGCGACAAGCGCCCTCGCCTGCACCGAGCCCGGTGCGCGTGACGCCTCGTGTCCTTGCGCAGGTTCCCGCGCCTACGATTGCGCCCTCGCCTGCGCCTGTGGCACCCGCACTCGTCGTGACGCCACCGACCGAGTTGCCGCTCGTGCCGCGCAAGCTCGTGCACAAGAGCATTGAGGCGGATGCGAAGACGCTCAAAGCAGCGAGCAAGATCTTTGGACGCACGATCACGGGCGAGGATCTCGCATCGATCGTGAACATCGAAGGCGGCGAAGTCTCGATCACGTCCTATCGTGACGGGACGATTGCCATCGAGACGAATCGGCGCGAAGCCGATAACACGTATTCGTCGAGTACGCGCGAGATCCGGGTCGATGACGACGGCAAGCCGTACGTCTACAACTCTTTTTTCAAGCTTTCGCCCACGGCGCGGGGTGGTGGTGCCGGGCTTGAGGCGTTCACGCAACAGGTTGCGAACGCGCGTGCGCTCGGAGCCACAAAGCTCAAGTGCACGGCTGCCCGGGGTGCTGATTTCAACGGGTATTACACGTGGGCGCGCTTCGGCTATGATGGCGTTCTTTCGGATGATGAACGCGCTCGATGGGGTTGTGGTACGCTACACGAGCTCATGAGGACCGAGCGCGGTCGCGCTCAATGGAGAGAACATGGCAGGACCTTCTCAGCGACGTTCGACCTCGCCGACGGCTCGACGCACCGCTCGCGCCTCGACGAGTACCGTCGCGAGGTCGCAGCGCGACCGCCCAAAAAATGAGGTTCGTTATGAAGAGCCGCCCGAGCTCACGCCCGAAGAGGAAGCGGCGAGCGATCGAGCGCTCGATGCGGAGGGTCGTCGAAACGGGTCGCTTCCGCCCGTCAACACGCTCACCGACGACGAAGCTCGAACGTATTGGGCGGAGTTTCTGAGCGGCGCTCGTCGCGCGCCGACCGCGCTTTATACGCGCGTTCTCGGTCGTCGTTTGAGCGCTTCCGACGACGAGGTGCAACGGATCTCGGCGAGCTCGCTGCGTCCCGAAGTCGTGTGATGTGCTGTGCGCTGGCACGGTCGTGAGATCCCGGATAAATACCCGACGCACGGCGCGCAATCGCGTTGCGGCGGCGCGACGCTGTGCATGATCTGTCGCGCCGACTTCGAAGCTTGGCTAGATGTGCTTTCTGAGCTGCTCGTCGAAGAGGTGCAGGCGATGGACGAGCACCTATGGACAGAGACCACAAAGCGCGCCGCACGGGCGGATGCGCGCCGCATGCTCGCGGAATCGATCAAGTCGTGACGCGCACACTTGTGCTCGTCGCGTGTGCGTGGCTGCTCGCTTCGAATCCGGCGACAAACGTGATCGCTTGGATCGGGTTCGGTTTCGCATGCGTGGGCGCCTTGCTCCCGCCCGAGCGCTAGGCCCATTTCCCGCGCACGTATGCGAAGAGTGAGTCGACGAGCATCCCAAGCACTTGGTGATATCCGAGCGGACGATTCGCCAGCCAACCCGTGCCGATGTTCTCGTCTCCGTGGATCAATGTGTAGACCACGCCGCGGATCTCGCCGCGCCGGGCGCACGCTGTGAGCTCTTCGAAGCGTTGCACGAGCTCGGGATCGGCGATGTTCGAGTCGAGCCCGCGCAGGTGTTCGACGTTCTGCGCGGCGAGGATTTGTGCGGCGATTTCGCGACGCATGGCCAACGTTGCTACGCGCCAAGCGGCGACTTGACCACGCCTTGTCGTCTGGCGCGTCGCGTGCTTCGGTCCGGTTCGGAGGATTTCTCATCATGGCCAGATTTCGATCGAAGCCTCTCGATATCGATGCGCGCCGCGCCGAAGAGCCGACCGACGTGCGCGGGTCCGACGGTCGGACGTCGATCGCCAAGCCGGGCGATTGGATTATCACCGAAAGCGATGGTTCGACGCGGGTCGTGAGCGATGCGATCTTTCGCGCACAGCATGAAGCGATCGACGGCGAAGCGCGCGCCGCGCTCGCTTGGACGCCGGGAACCGTGCGTGTCGAGCCCGGCGCAGTCGTGCCGGCGACGCCGCCACCCCCCGCACGCGCGCCGCTCGCCGAGGCGCAGCAAGAGAAGATCGAGCCCGAGCCGCGCCCGCGCGGGCGCCCTTGAATCGCACACGGGCTTCGCGCTAGCGTTCGAAGCCTCCGAGTCCTCTGCCCCTACGGAGACTCCGAGCGCGTTTGCTATTTCGGGCGAGGTGCGGCGACGCGGTGCGTCCGTCATTCCGACGCGTCGCCGCACCTCAATCGAAATCCCGCGCCATATCTGTGGGCGCCTTGCTCCCGCCCGAGCGCTAGGCCCATTTCCCGCGCACGTATGCGAAGAGTGAGT